CCTACGTTTGTTTGGTATATTTCACTATCCCAAAACCTAGTGTACTCACCTTCTATGAATACTCCTAATACTTTACTTATCTTCCATCCAAACATAATACCTGCTTGGTAGTCATCCCATTGTTCTAAACTTGAATCTTGTCTTAGTCCACCTTTACCCCAATTGTTTCTGTTTAGATATGAGAATGTTTCTTCACCTTTAACGTATTTATGATATGGCAATATCCAACTACCAAAAGCGTGTAACCAAAACTTACTCTTGTAATGGTAAAAATCAAATCCTACTACAGGTGCTACTTCTGCAAATGCATCAAGCTCAGACCATACTTCATTGTTAAATCTATTCATAAGGTTACCAAAAACTCTATCTCTAAAATCTCTATCACCATAAGCTACAATATCTCCTTGCTCGTTTCTCCATATCCAATCAAAAAAAGATTCACCTGTATATTCGTTTGTATAGGTAGTTGGTTCATCTGTATAACCATAAAAATAACCTAAGCTGTACCAAAGGTTTAATGGTTCTTCTATGTTTGTTTCTGGATTTATAAATGTTTCATTTAGCCATATCTCTATAGGATTGTACCCATAAGGTTTTTGATGTGTTCTATATATTGCACCAAGTGATACACTTAATTTTTTACCAATAGGTAATCTAGCTCTAAGTTCACCAGAAGTATATTCAAATCCTACTTTACCTGATTCTCTTGTTTCAAACTTTGCTATGTGGTATTTACCTGTATGTCTTACAAAGAATCTTTTGTTGTTATACTCATCACCATTTATTCTTTCTTTTTCAAAGTGTAACAAATACTCTAAACCTTTAAATGCAGATGTAGGAGATGACAAACCTATATTGTTTTCTGTACCATTGTAGAAGTTTGGTTTGTTCTCATATCCAAATCTAGCTAGTTTACGAATACCTACACCATATCTATAATCATATGGGTGATATGTTGTTTCATCTATTACTCTTGGTATGTCGTATAGATTTTCTGGATTTGTTCTTATAAAGTAATCTGGTTGCTCAACTTTAGCATTACCAACATTACCTGCTACATAAATAGTTCCGTACTGTAAAAAATCTTTGTACAGATCCTTAAAGAATTGTCCGTAACCTATAGTGCTTATTAATAATAATGGTAATAATTTTTTCATTTGTTTTCTTGATATGATACACCTAAGAATGTATGTACACCTTCACCTTCACTAAAATCTATTTCTTTAGATTTCCATCCGTAAGGGTAAGATATTGTTTCATTACCTTCTTCATCTGTAGTTGTTAATTCTTCTTTTATCCAAAGTACATCTATGTGGTACTTATCAGAAAGCACAGGTGCTTTTGTTTCATTACCATCTTCATCATACTCTCCTTGTTCTAATACTACGTTTCCTAAATCTACAATAGAGTGATTATAGTTAGGGTGTTTTGTACCATCATCATCTGTTATGGTAGGTAGTTTACCTAAAGCTGTTTCATATTGCTCTTTGGTATTAAATTCATATTTTTTAAAAATTATACTCATATCTTATGTTGTCAAAGTTGTTAATTCTGCATCTGTTAATATTGTGTCAAAGTACATAAGCTGTTTACACTTACCGAAAAAATGTGCAGCACCTACAGAATCACCCCTGTCAAAGTCTATTCTGTCTAAACCTGCAAGTGCATTTGTATGAGAAGTATTAGTATCTCTTTCACTACCATTTACCCAAAGTGCATAGTCGCTTGATTTATATTTAATTGCAATCTTGTTAAAATTTGTGATTGTAGCACCATCAAATTGTAAAGTAAATTGTGAAGCACCACCATCTATAAATTGCATAGCAATTCTATTTGAACTATTTAGATAACTTAAAAGTATTCTATCTGTAGAACCATTAGAAACAGATATATCCCTAAGTGAAGAATCATTAGCAAGTGCTGCTATCTCTGCAAATAACACACCTTCTGAAGTATTTATAATAGTAGAATTACCTGCACTATTACAAGTATCTACAGTTCTTGTTACACCTGCTGTTGAAGTTGCAGGTATATATGAAGTTTCAAAAGCACCTTCTTCTAATTGAGTACCCCAAACGAATATACCTTTAGAATTATCTCCTGCAAAAGAAGTATTTGAAATTGTATTACAAACATATAATACCCACCTAGCAGAAGTAGATGGTACAGTTGTAGTTATAGAAATTCTAAACCAACCATTAACAAATGATTCAATTTTACTTGAAATTGGTGTTCCTGAAAAATCACCACCAATAGTTCCATTACTCAAATCAAAAAATTTACCTTTATTTGAATTTACTTCATACAAACAACAAAACTCGTATTCAGCTTTTTTTACAAATACTGACAAAGCTACTGTAGCACCATTTGTTACTGTTTCTATTCTGTCAATTTTGTGTTCTCCATTTGTTGTATCAGCTACTAATTTATCTGCATTTATTGAACCATCTGGTGATGTAGTTAGATTAAAATTAGAAGATGAAGTATTTATATTTGTTTTAGTCCAATAAGCATTAGAAAAATCTTCAGAATAACCAAGTTCATTAGTTCTTTGTGGTTCTAATAATAAATGTGGATTTTGTGGGTTGCTTGAATCATAATCTAATCTTGGTTGATTAGATGATGCTATTTCTATAAGTCCATCTTTATTTACTCTTGTGCCATTTGTAGTACCTGCATAATCAAAATCACCATCATCATTACTAGGTATAACAGAATACAAATTATCTGTAGAACTACTGGAATTGAAACCAGAAGGTATCATTACAAGTTTTGCTTTCTTATGTATTTCTGCTAATGACATTAACTTGTTAATTGTGTTAGTTCTGCATCTGTAAGTGCTTCTTTAAATACTGCAATACATTTGACCTTACCAATATGGTCTTGACCACCATCTCCCCTATCAAAATCTAAAGTATTCAATCCAGTAGGCATTGCAGCACTTGTGTCAGTTGCAACTTTTGTTCCGTTAACAAATAAAGCACAATCATCAGTTTTATATTTAATAGCAATTTTAAAAAAATTAGTAACAGCAGGAGAAATAATTGTTGTTAAATTTACTGTGGTTGTACCACCACTCTTTACTAAAACTTGTATTTGATTGTTTGTACTTCTATATGAAAAAACAACTGAATTGCTTGGAGCACCTGATGATATAGAAAACTTTTTATTACTTCCAACAGCTTCTGCTAAAGAAGCAATTTCTGCATATAGCACACCTTCACTATCATTAAATAAATCAGAATTACCACTACTATTTGCTCTTTCTGCAACTCTCGTTGCTGTAGAACCGTTTGTAGGTATGTAGGATGTAGCAAATGACTCTGCTTCTGCTTGTGAACCCCATATTAAAACATCTGCTGTATCATCAATACCACCACCACTTCTACCCCTTAAACCAATAGCTAAAACATATGTTGATGTACTATGAGTAAAAGTAAATCTTTGCCATTCTGAAGTAACTACAATTGTATCTCCACTTGTTTGTGTGTTTGCAAAATATATAGTTTGATTTTGTCCATTATTTGATTTAACATATATAGAAATTGTTTGGTCGCTACTACTTGAATAAGTATCAGAAATTAAAGATTGGTTTGCTGATGAACTTGTACCACCGTTTAAATCGCATTGTAACCTTGATGCATTTTGTGTACCATCTGGAGAAACAGCGTAATTACTTGTTACAACTGCTACTGAACCTGTTCCTGCACCTAATTTTGTCCAACTACTATCACTAAAATCTTCACTATATGTAATTAGATTTGTTGACTCTGGTTCTATTAAAAAAGCACCTTCTCCAGTAGTAAAATCTATTCTTGGTGTGTCGTTACCTTGTGATGCTTCTATAAGTCCTGCTTCATTTACTCTTGTAGCAGTTGATTCTCTATGAAAATCAAAATCACCATTAGCATCTACAGGTATTGCACTACCTATCTTATCTTGTGAGTAACCTGTAGCTGTAAATACAATACTTGCTTTGTTTGGAATATTTGCTAATATTTTATCTGTAGCATCTGAGTTCTCATAATATGTAGAACGATTAAACAACTTATTGGTTGCATTAGAATCAAAGTACATATCACCAAAACCTTCTGGTTTACTTTCTCCCCAATTGCTTCTGTGATAAATTTCGTTTGCCATTCAAAAACACTTTTAGTTTCTTAATATTTTTATTTTTTGGTTTGTATGTTAAAGTACCCATCCGTTAAATAAACTGTCTTTATCAGGATAAATATCTTCGTTTACATTTGTATTATATTCTGGAAATGAAGATTGATTAAATGTTATGTAATCTATCATTCTAGTTGTGTAATACTCAGCTAAATTTCTTTCTTTGTTTACTAAAAAATCTATTTCATCTTTAGTAGGTGTTTCTCCATTCTCGCTTGTATGCTTAAATAGTCCACCATTTTTAAGTTGGTAAGCAGCATAAGGTAAATACTCAACAAGTGCAAAATGTATAAGCATAGGTGCTATATAAGTATTTACAAGTGTTTGATATGCACCAGACAATCCACTTCCTAATATATCAGATTGTAGTTTGTCGTATAGCTTACTACCTGTGTAATTACGAATGTGTATCTCTTGTGCTATCTTAACAAATTGTATAAACTTGTTTGTATCAACATTACCATCTATGATACTGTTTTTTACAAGGTCTGTTCTATTTATAAATAATGCTGTTGCCATTAGTTCTTAAATCCCATTTTATTCCAATACGCTGCTGTATAACCTTTTCTCACCATATCCTTTGGTGCTACAGGTACTTTCTGTGCATTAGGTTTTGTTTTGAATCCCCTACTTCTAGCTTCTGTAGTAGATATGACTTCTCCTAAACTCTTATTACCTTCTCTTCTTGCATATATTCTTCTAAACCATTTGTGATGACATCTTGCACCACCTTTATACAACCATACAGAATATTTATCAGAACCACCTTTACCAAAACCTGCATTGACTACTTTATCTTCCATAGCCATTATATCTTCCTTACGATATACTTTTTTTGCAGAAATCATTTTTTTACAAAACTCTCTTGAGTTGGATTGTGTTTTTTTAGGTTCATACATATATCTTGTTAAAAAGATAATATCTTCTTGTCCTTCTTGTTTGCTTTTACCATCTTGCTCACTTTCTCTATAAGGTTTTGCACTACCTGTGTTTGCAAGTTCTACTTTGTTAAGCTCACTTATTTTTGTGTCTAGCTCATCTTCTAAATCATAATCTACTTCTCTCTCATCTATAAGTTCAAAGTCTTTTAGAAGTTCTTCTTCATCTTGTCCTAAATCTATAAGTGCATCTGCTACTTCTGTGTCTATGAATTTATCTACATCATTAGATAAATCAACACAACACTCTTCACTTAATTTTACACCAGTTTCTTCTTCTCTTGTTTCTTCATCAATTATTGCGTTGTCTTGGAAATCTAAAGGTTGTAGTGTCTTAAAATATAAATTTAGAGCAATGTCATTGTATGCAAGTATTTTATCAAATGATTCTATTAGTAGATTTTGAAAAGGTCTAATAACTATATTCATCATTAGCTTGGTAGCAGTTTCTAATTCATCTGCATTATTACCCAAACCAGTATTGTCTTTTATACCAAGTAGCATAGGACTTACAACTCTATGTGCAACCATAATCTTCCTTGAACTCTCATCACTTAAGAATTGATATTGATTGTGTGCATCACTTAGTTGTACAGGATCTATTGTAGCTGCTGTTTCTGGACTATCATTAAATGCAAGTATAAATTTACCTGCATTACTACTACCACTAAACTTATCGTATATTCTTCTTTCTATTCTTTCCCTTTCTTCTGCTGAAGGTGTGCCAGAATTAAAATTAATAAGCATAGAAGGACTTAAACCTGATTGTATATTGTTTATATGAAAATTACTTATTTCTTCTTCTAAATCAGCGTATTGAAGCCCACCTTGATAATCTGGAGTAGAATAGTACTTATATCCTGCACGATATGGTTTTACATATAGTATTTCTATAGATTCTTTAGAAAAGCCGAATGCAGGTATTCTTTTAAGCTCTGAGCTATGTTTGTACTTACTCCAATCTGCAAAGTAATAGTAACCTTCTATCTCACCTTTATCATTACATTTCTCTGCTGCTAATGTTTCTACAGGCAAGTGTTCTACTCTTGCAATCTTACTCCTGTTTTGGTTGTATATAACTTGCATAGAGCATTGTCCAAATAGTTTTAAATCTGTACATAACTTTCTTACACAATCTTTGTGTAAAAGTGTAATAGCTTGTGCATATGCTTCTGGTTTTCTATTGCTATCTGTAGCATCTAAACCTTTACCAAATATCATTTCTGATATTCCATTTATAATAGCGTTGTTGGTAGGACTACCATTGTATCTATCAATAAGGTATTGGAAGTAAGAATTTTTATCTCCGTATGTTACAAAGTCCTTATTCTTCTTTTCTTCTATTTCTGGACTTACATAGTTAGATAAATTTATAGCGTGTATCATAATACTATGTAATCGTTATCAAATGTGTTGTTTGTTGTGTACTCATTGTTATTTACGTTATATACACTTTGTTGTGTAGATTGAGCTGTACAGAATAATTTATCTCTATAGGCAAGTGTGTTGTCTGTTTTTTTTACTTCAAGTGTATAAAAGTGTCCTTCTCTAAAAGGTGCATTACTTGAACCAAAAGTTACAGACGCTGTTAGAAGATTCTCATTTGTATCAACAGATGTAGAAACAGAGTTTGTAGTTTCTGATTTATTGGTTTGTTCATCTGTTATACTATAGTTTAGATTTATCGTGCTTGTAGGATAATCTATTCTTGGAATAAACTTTAATGTTTGTGTTTGATTTACATTAATAATCTTCATATAAGTATAACGTAAAAAAAACAAAATTTACT